CTAGTCCTTCTTCGCGAGCAGGAACTGGGCGTAATTGAGCAGATCCTTTTTCTTTTCTTTGGACAGTTGATCGAAGAGATGTAACAGGTCTTCTTTTTCGGCAACGTTACCCGCTACCGGCGGCAGCAGCCCTGCTGCCCTGAGGACGTTCTCCGGGGCGATGTGCAAAGCCCTGGAGATGGCGACGCATACGTCGAAACCCGCCCTCTGTTTACCCGAGAGAATATCGCTAATTGAAGTTCTGCTGATCCCCGCTGACTTGGCTAACTTCGCCTGGCTCATTTCCCGCCGCTCAATCTCTAAGTTAAGCCAATCTGAAAAATTGTCATTCATAACTGACATTATCCCAAACCTATTGTAAGTAGTATCAAACATTTCGTAAGAACCTCTTGACATTTCTTATAAACTGTTTATAATATTATTTGTAAGTTACATCTGACACTTAGTAAGACGAAAAGGATTCGTCAATGGAAGAAAAAAACATCACCACCGCATTTTCCCTCAATACTCAAGACCTTTCCATCATCGACCAGCACAACGCTGAGCTGGCGAACCCAGGGCGTTCGGCGGCTCTCAGGCACATCATCCGCGAGTGGGCGCGCGAGAACGGCTTCACGGGCGCGGTGACCATCACCCCGGCGGTCGTTTCGATCCCCGAGGATGGGCAGTACCGCGACAGCGCCGCTGTGAGCGTGATCCGCGACGCGAGCGAAAAAATCGCGGTTCTACCGGCTGAAGACACAGACGAGGAGTGAACCATGGACGTGATCGTATTCGCGTTTGTGTTTTTCGGCGTCGGAATGCCAATTGCCTGGCTGCTGGAAAAGATCGGAGTGCTTAAATGAACTTTCAATCCAACGATTACGAGAAGGTTGGCACAAAAGCGAACGCGCGCGCGTGGGAGCGGATGCGCAAACACGCGATCGAGAAGCGTGAAGCGCGGGAACGCAACCCTTTGCTTGCCCAGCAGGCAGACGCGCTGTTTGACGCCATCATTCAGCAGCGCAAGATCGCGGCTGATGCGTGGGGGCACCACTACCCTGTGGACGAATACGCGCCGGAACCCATGCAGGAGTTCTACCGGCAGTACGTGGACCCGCTGCAGAAGAAAGAAGCCGTTGTGCAGAAGATGCTGTACTGCGAGCACCGGCGCGTTGACATCGGGGAAGAGTGCGTGAGCTGCCGGGATTGCGGCGCGGTGGATTACGGCCGCGGGTTTCTGTTCCATGAATCCATGATAACAAGCGAAACCAATTAACCGTGAATATGCATGAAAACTGCGCCAAATCTGCACCAGAAATACAGGAGATCTGCAGCAAATCTGCAGAAGAAATGCAAGAATTTCGCCGCAAGCCATTGGGGTACTTCGCCAAGAACCGCCTGGAAGAGGCGCGGGATGAGCTGTGCTGGATCCAGAAAGAGGTGAGGATGCTGAACAAGACGAACATCGACGCGGGCGGCAGGCAGGCGCTGTTTGAGATCCTGGACAGAAGTTATTTGGTGCTGGCGGCGCTGGACGATGTGCTGCGGCTGCAGGACGAGAAGGAGCGCGAATGAGGGGCGAGTACACGATCACGACCGAGTTGAGTTACGACCCGCCTGAGCGCTGGATCGCGGTGAAGAACGTGAAGACGTACACCGAGGATGGCGCAGAAGTGAACCGGGAGGTGATCCTGACCGGAGAGATGGCGATCGGGTACCGGGCGCACGAGCTGCTGAAGCGGTACGCGGCATTCAAGGAGCAGCAGAGGCAGGACGCGCTGGCGCTCGAAGAGAAGCAGAAGCAGGCCGCGATCGCGGTGGCAAAGAGGTTGTTGGGTAATGAGTCTGCGCACCGTAGTTCAACGGTGCTTGAGTATTGAATCCCCTGCTCCTTCACTTCGTGAAGTCATGGGGTATGCAAAAACCGCATAGGAGGAATGAAATGAACGAAATCATGGTAAGGCAAGCAGAGTTTTCGCAAGACCAGATCGACCTGATCAAACGCACGATCGCCCAGGGCAGCACCCAGGACGAGCTGAGCCTGTTCCTGCAGCAGTGCAGCCGGACCGGGCTGGATCCCTTCGCCAGGCAGATCTATGCCATCAAACGCTGGGACAGCCGCGCCAAACGGGAAGTGATGGGGATCCAGGTATCGATCGACGGATTCAGGCTGATCGCGGAGCGCACCAACCAGTACGGCGGGCAGCTGGGGCCATGGTGGTGCGGGCGGGACGGCCAATGGCAGGAAGTTTGGCTCTCGGCTGAACCCCCGGCGGCGGCAAAAGTGGGCGTGATCCGCAAGGATTTCAAAGAGCCGCTGTACGCGGTGGCACGTTACGAGGGGTACGTCCAGGTGAAAGACGGAACACCGCTTGGGTTGTGGGCAAAGATGGCGGATGTGATGCTGGCCAAGTGTGCTGAGTCTCTCGCCTTGCGCAAAGCCTTCCCGCAGGAGCTCTCAGGGCTGTACACGAGCGATGAAATGGGACAGGCGGCGAACGTGATCGATGTGCAGGTGATTGATGAGACGCCGGCGCCTTCGCTGCCTGAGCCAAGGAAAACGGCCGCGGCGAAACCCGCTAAAGATGTGATGCAAAACAACGGGCACGAGCGCCCTTTTGAGCCCGAGGTGCTGCGCGAGAAGATGACCGCGCTGGTGGTGTACTTCCAGGAGAAGATCGACCGTGGTGAAGCGGTGAGCAAGGATTCTGACGGGTTCGTGATCTCCAACCACATCGAAATGGTGTGGGCGGGTAACAAGGACGCGGCGGAGAAACGTCACGTTGTGATGCGGTACCTGATCGGCAAGGACTCGGTGAAGGAATTTACTGACGCGGAGAAGCTGGCGTTCAAGCACTGGCTGAAGATCTCGAAGGACGAGAGCAGCGGCGAGTGGGTGCACTGCAAAGAGGCCGGCATTGAAGCCACCCAGGTGTACCACCAGGCGCTCGTTGACGCCGGACAAGCTGAATTAGATTTACCCGTCGAAAACGGCGGATAAATCGTTCATTTCCCTCCGAAGCCCTGGCCATTTATTGGTAGAGGTCAAAAGCAAGTCGGCCAGGGCTGAGGGGAAGGAGATAAAAGATGAGCAACTACAACATCGGATTGGATCGCGGGTTGAACCCGCCGGAACCTGAGACACACGGAAAATGCGACGGATGCGGCGAAGTGTTCGATTACGGTGACATGCAGCCGATCGATCCCCTTGAGGAAACCTGGCTGTGCAACGATTGCTACGATGCGCGTCTGGCCGAGGAAATAACAGGAGACATGCGATGATGAAGCGACCGGAAATTGATCCCCACATTGTGACGACTGTTAAAAGCGTGATGCTCCGCCATGTTGGGAGCGAGAACCGCGTGGGCTATGACGAAATGACCACGTTTATCTACGGAAAAGACACGGAGAACAACCGCCGCAAGCTGAGGGCGGTGATCAGCGCCATCAACGCTGATGTGACCAACGGCGTGGTGATCTGCTCGGACAGAACTGACGGCGGGCTGTTCATGAACGGGTCCAGCGATGAGGACATTGAAAAACATGTGCATTTCATCGCGGAAGAGGAAAGCCAGGCGATGAGCACGCTGCAGAAGGTGCACGCGTACAAACGTAAGGTGAACCAGTTGTACGGCTCCGAGGTGTTGAATCCACAGCCTGGGCAAGGGAGGCTGTGTTGATGGGTGGGTATTATCGTGAAATAAAAGGCGACGCCGCCTTTGGGGAAAGGCGGCGGGCTGGGGTGATCTTGGTTCAGAGCACTCCTACTAAGTACACAAATTATAGCAATTTTTCACATGGAAGTCAATCTTTGAAAGAGGCATGCCCCTGCACGGATTCGAACCGAGGTCTAACGCTTAGTAGGAGTGTCGCTCTATCCATTGAGCTACAGGGGCACGCTGATTTATTGTAGCACGCGCTGGTTTGTGATTCCAGTCGAAAGAGGGCGTTTGTGAAGTAACTTGTGTTTTTTTAAGGTTGTGGATTGGAAGAGCGAATATTTTTTAAGACTGTGAAAGGATAAAAAATGACCGACCAACCAACAGCAATTTGCACATTAGTACCGGAGGACCTGAAAGACCTGGCAGAGCTGCGGCGTCACGAGGCCCAGATCGTCAAAGAGATACTGGAGCTCACCGAAAAACTGAACCACACAGAAGAGGCACTGGCGCTGCAAACGGCCATAGAAAAAAAGAGGAAGGTTTCTGAAGCCGTAAGTTTGCTTGAAAGCTTTATACGCAAGAGCGCGCTGGAGGATTACACGCGGGCTGGGGTGAAGCCGAAGGTGGAGGGCGTGGTGATCAAGCTGTTCAAGACGCTGAAGTACGAGCGGGGCGCGGCGGAGAAGTGGGCGCGTGAGAAGCTGCCGGAGCTGTTCAAGTTTGACGAGAAGGGGTTCGAGAAGTACGCCAAAGCAGTGGCTGAGACAATGCCGGTGCCATGCGTGACGATCGAAGAAGAAGCGCGAGTTGAGATCTCGACGAATTTGAAGATGTACTTGTAGGCAAGTAACGGAGGTTTTTTAATGGCAAGAGGCAGGTTCATATCCAGGGATATTGTTATTGATAAAAAAGTGAACAGTCTTTCATCTCCATGGTCTATGTTGGCGTTCACATGGTTGATAACCCATGCAGACATAAAAGGTAGAACTCATGGTGATCCAGCAGTTATTCGGTCAACTGTATTTCCGCGTCATCCTGAAATAACTGTCGATGAAGTTGAAGGGTACATCAAGGAATGGGTGACTTGCGGATTAGTGAACCGGTATGAAGTGGAAGACGACCTGTATATTGAGTTTCCAAATTTCTTAAAGCACCAGACGGGTCTGAGACCAGACAGAGAACCAACATCAACGATCCCAGCCAATCCTAAAACTGAAGAAGATTTTCCGGAAGATATCCGGCAAACATCCGGCAATGTTCCGGAAGATATCCGGCAAACATCCGGCAATGTTCCGGAAGATATCCGGATGAGTTCCGGAAGTTGTCCGGCTGAAGTTAAGGAGAAGTTAAGAGAAGGAGAAGGAGAAGGAGAAGGAGAAGGCGCGCTCTCTCCCATCCAGCAGATGATTGAGTCTGTAGTGGGGATTTCACCAGCCAACGCGGCAGATCTTCAAGCGCTGGAGGAGATCACTGCGCTCAATCCAAGCATTGGGGATATTCAGGATGCGTACAACTGGTTATGCAGACAGGGCAAGCAGGTGAAATATTACTCATCGCTTGTTGGACCGGTCAGGACATCTGTAACCAAGCGCGAGCAGATACCAAAATCACCGCTCGACAAAAGCAAAGCGGCTATTTTGCAGGTTTTACAGGAGATTAAAAATGGCGTCAGTTGACAGTATTGCGAAAACCATGGGAGTGATGGCGCATGCCTACCCGCGCTACGAGTTATCAGCAGACTCAGTAAAGCTGTATGCCAAATTGCTGGCTGATATTCCGGAAGAGATCCTTGAAGCATCAGCCCACCAGATCATGGCGGAATCGAAGTTTTTTCCATCGGTAGCCGAATGGCGGGAAATGGCGCACAAGTTGATGACCGGGGCACACAATATTCCAACAGCGTACGAAGCGTGGGAAAACGCGATGAGCCAGGTGGGGACGTGCGGAGAATACTACCGCTACACACACGGACGCTACCCGGAATACGCCCACCCGCTCATTGAGAAAGCCGTCAAGATCATCGGCTACCAGCACCTGCTGATGTCGGAAAACATCGCCATTGACCGCGCTCATTTTTTCAAGATCTACGAATCCCTGGTCAACCGGGCGGAAGAAGACATACGGCTGCTCCAGGATGTTCGGCAGGTGAGCGAAAAATACTTGTGCGCGGTGAAAGAATTGACCAAGAAACTGGAGGCATGACCATGGCAGAAAGCATGACGCTCTTCCCCAGGCAGCTTTTCAAGGATTACGGCGAGAACTTCAAAAAGGTCGGCCACAACGAGGCGATGCGGATCCTGCGCATGCGTATCGTGGCCAGGCACGGGCACGCCTGGTTCATGAGCAACCGGGAGCGCATTGAGCGCGAAGCAGAATCGATCGAGAAGCGTGTCAACTACGCGAAGGTTTCGGAGGATAGCCGTGAGCAGTGAGTCAGCACTGATGGCAGCGGAATTGCTGCGGGGTTCGACCCCTTTCCTGTTCCAGGCGGTGACGAGCAGGATCAGGCGCGCGGACGAACTGCGTGTGGGCGACCGGGTGATGATCGACGGCCGTGAAAGCTTTGGGATCGGGGTGATCACCGCGCTTGAGCCGGACGGAAGGCTGGCGCAGTTGAGTTTCGGACGTGAACCGGCGGGCTGGTGGGACCGGATGGATTTGAAGAAGGAAGTCCCTGCTCCCTCACCTTGTGAGGTCTCGGGATCTGCGCACCACACGAAAAAACCGAACAGCGGTGCTTCGAGAAAGGACAACCATGGATGCACCAAAACGAATATTTCTTGAGCTGAACACCATCCCGCCGTGCAATTTTGGCGCGTTGTGGTACGACGCAGAAGTACATGAGCCAGCGGGCGAGAATTGCGCGGCGTACGTGCTGGAAAGCGAAGCGCAGGCAGAGATCGATCAGTTGAAGTCCAGGATCGCATCACTTGAACAGAACGAGGTGGTGCGATGACTGAAATGAGTGTGACGATGATCGAGCAGGTCTCAGCTGTGGTGTGGGTTATGTTCTGCGTGATCGCGGCGATTGGAATATCTGCGCTGCTGGTGTTCGTATTGTGGAGATCAAAGAGATGATCTTTATTCTCGTGTTTTTATCAGGCATGCTGGTGGGAATGGTGGTGTTTTCATGAAAGAAAAAGGAAATCCCTGCTCATCCGTTGCACGGTTTCGCGGGACTCCTTCACCTTCATCAAATGATAAAAGGAAGGTTCAGTCGTGACTGAATTGCGCAATATCCCGGTGGAAGACATTGTACCGAATCCGGAGCAACCGCGGGTAGAGTTTGACCCGGCGGAGATCGAGAGCCTGGCTGAGTCCATCGAAAACCATGGCCTGGTGCAGCCGATCGTGGTGGAAGAGGCGCAGGACGGGTACGTGCTGGTGGATGGTGAGCGGCGCTGGCGCGCGGTGAGATCGCTTGGTATTCCGCTGATCGAAGCGAAGGTGATCACTTTCGAGGAACGGAGAGACAGGTTCATGCAGGCAGTGATCGCGAACATGCAGCGGGCGGACCTGAACCCGATCGAAGAGGCGCAGGCGTACAGGAAATTGAACGCGCACGGGGTGACGATCTCAACGATCGCGCGGATGGTGGGGCGGTCCATCGGTCACGTGAACACCAGGTTGAAGATGCTGGAGTTCGAGCCGGAGGTGCGCGAGTTGTTTGCAAAGCGCAAGCTGCCGATCGATCAGCAGGTGATCTGGGATCTGTTGAAACTGCCGGAAGAAAGGCGCGCGGCGCTGGCCACAAAATACGCGGCGAGCGGGATGAGCGGAGCCGGGATCAAGCGGTCGTTGACGAGGATCCTGCGCAACCTGGAGCAGCCGGATACCCCACTGCGGGGGAAAAGGCGTTCACCTGCGGCGATCATGAGCGACATGCCGGCGGAGAGCAGAATGCTCATGATGGCGGGAACGGAGAACGGGCTGCCTGAGTGGGAGCTGCTTGAGCGCGCGGCGGCGGAGACCTGCGCGACTTGTGATCTGAATGACCTGGCGTCGGCGCAGATGTGCAAGGATTGCCCGGCGGTGGAATTACTGAAAAGGCTGAGCAAGCTGGCGCGCACAACACCAACCCCGCAAGAGAGAAGCACACAATGATCATGAATAGGATTTTTGCGTCCCGTAATTGGGTCCCACCTGTGGAGTGGTCGCGGCCGGGCGGGTGTGATGAGGATCACCTGGAAAGCCGCATCGCGCAGTTGGAAGGGCTGTTGGGCGAGCTGTGGCAGGTGACGGACGAGTATCACCGCTTGTTGAGGTACCACATGCTGCGTAGAAAATCAGACAAGAAGTATGCGGAATTGGCGGCCAGGGTGCGCGCGGCGGTGAGGGAGAAATGATGAAAATAAATTTCACAAAATCAGGGCGTACGCAGTACGCCCCTACAAGTGCATCATGAATGTCACCCTGCTCGTGAACTTTGTTCCCTCCCAGGGTACGCGCGAAAGAACCGCGCTATGACCGAGCATGATCTACAAACCGCGATCCTTCAGCTGATCAGGCTGCGCGGAGGGGTGGCGACGCGGGTGAACAGTGGTTCAGCGATCTACAAAGACAATTCCGGGCGGATGAATGTGATCAGGGGGGCGGAGCGCGGGACGAGTGACATCCTCGCCTGCTACCGTGGGCGGTACCTGGCGATCGAGGTGAAGTTCGGGCGGGGAAAGCCCTCCCCTGCCCAGGTTGATTTTGGCAGTAAGGTAATGGACGCGGGCGGGAAGTTCCTGGTGGCGTACGACCTGGACGAGGTGCTTTCTCTCCTGGATAAAATTGACTTGGAGGACGCATCGAAGAAACCACGCTGACGCCGCGCGAGGTTGAGATCCTGCAATTGATCTCCCTTGGAATACCCTTCAAAGCGATCCCCAGGCGGATGTCCATTTCCCTTGGGGTGGCGCGCAACTACGCCCAGTCAGCGCGGGAAAAGCTGGGGGCGTATTCGAACGCGCACGCGGTGAGGATCGGGATTGAAAAGGGGATACTGGAGATCGACAGCACGGAAAAATAGCGATTTTGCACGGTTGGCAGGACATTTGTTGTGTCGTAAGGTAGGTGTAAATCTACCTTACTTTTTGTTTTGAAAGGAGCAACAAATGTTTGAACAAATTTTGGTCGAGTTTGGAGCGCTGGTGGGGTTCGCGGCGCTGGCATCGCTGTTGATCAACGTGCTGAAGGTCTTTGGTGTCGTTAAGGATGGCACGGCTGACAAATGGGTAGCCGGGTTCAACCTGGCGGGAGTGCTGGCGCTGCTGGTGGTCAAGCAGTTCTTCCCGGAGCTGCAGGTGCAGCCGATCGACAATCTGTTGGGCGAGATCGCGGTGGTTGGGTCGTACATTCTTTCCTACGTTGTGATGCTGCTCGGATCGAAGTTGACCTATGTGGCAACAAAAGGTCTTCCGATCATTGGACGGTCCCATGGAACAAACACCGTTCCAGGGCGCGCCAACAGCGAACACGGCGCGGTGTAAACGATGGACACTGCAGCCCAGGTACCCTCATGGATCACGTTGCTGATACAGGTGCCACTGGTGGGGGTATTCATCTGGTATTCGCTGGAGATGGCCAAGCGCTCCTCAGATTCTCAGAAGGCGTTCATGGACGCGCTGGACAAGCGTGACCAGGCGTTTGAGATGCGCAACACGGCGGTGATCAGGGCGATCGACAACCTGAACGCGGCGATCTGCCACCAACTGGAAAGCATCGACAAATCGCACGAGGAGCATGACCGGTATGTGCGCGAGAAATTACCGGCAGCCGGATCGAGAAGCTCACGTGCAAAGCCCGCGTGACGACTCTTCGGATATTGTCCCGGCGTTCTTTCGGATGGGCGCCGGGAGTTGAGAAAACCTCATGGTTGACCGGCTGGCAAAAACAGACATCCTTGCCCTGGATTACGGGGGCAAGGTGGCGCTTCTCGACAAGGTTGGCACCGAAATCCTTGAGACACAGATCGAATATTCAAGTGTCGCCGGGAAGTACGCTGAATTGAAGGCGCGCCTTGAGGTGCTGAAACAGGTGAAGTCGGTGCTGCAATCCAGTATCAGGGCTGAAGCAGCCGAAGGCGGTTCAAATATCCAACGTAAACACGAGCTCACCAGAAACCCTCTCTACAACAGCGGGCAAAAGTCAGCCGCGCCAAAGCGCAAAAGAGTTTAAAGAGGCGGCGTTTGTGGAGATGTACTTCCGCTGCAACATGAACGGCACGGAAGCGTATTCGCGTTTACACCCGAAGGTGGACCGGGAAGCATGCAGATCAACTGCAGCAGAATGGCTGGCAAGGGCTAGCATTCAACAGCAAATTTCAGAGCGGCTTGAGAAGATGGCGATGCCGAAGAGCGAGGTGCTGGCCAGGCTGACGGGGATGGCGCGCGCGTCTCAGCTGCCATTTATCCGCATCACTGACGATGGGTTCGTGTATTTCGATTTCAAAAACCCTGACGCGATGGAATACATGTACCTGATCAAGAAGATCAAGACAAAACGCACGCGGCGGCTGGAAGGAAAAGGGGAAGCAGCTGAGCCGTGGGAAGACGAGTGGGTGGAGGTCGAGCTGCATGACGCGCAGCAGGCGTTGGAGAAGCTGGGGAGGTATTACCGGCTGGAGAAGGGCGAGGATGACAGGTCCTCAACGGCGGGCGCGCTGGCCAGCCTGCCGGCGGAGCTGATCGCGCCGTCGTTCTTCCCGGTGTACCGCGACTTGCGCAACAACGGGCACACGGAATACCTGTTGAAGGGCGGACGCGGGTCGACGAAATCGAGCTTCGCGTCATTGGCATTCATTTTTCTGCTGGTGAACAACCCGAACGTGCACGGGCTGGCACTGCGCCAGGTGGCAAACACGCTGCGGGATTCTGTTTACTCTCAGCTGGTGTGGGCGATCCAGGTGTTGGGGTTGGAGGAGCAGTTCAAGTGCACGACGAGCCCGCTGGAGATCGAGTACCTGCCAACCAGGCAGAAGATCTACTTCAGGGGGGCGGACAAGCCGGAAAAGATCAAGTCGATCAAGCCGGTGTTCGGTTACATCGGGCTGTTGTGGTTCGAGGAGCTGGACCAGTTCCACGGTCCGGAGGCGATCCGCAACATTGAGCAATCGGTCTTGCGCGGCGGGGATCTGACCTGGGAGTTCAAGACGTACAATCCGCCGAAGACGAACGCGAACTGGGTGAACAAGTACGCGCTGATCCCGAAAGAGAACCAGCTGCAGCACCACTCGACGTACCTGGAGGTGCCAACGGACTGGCTGGGTCGCACCTTCCTGGACGAAGCCGAATTCCTGAAGGGGATCAACAGGCAGGCGTACGATCATGAATACATGGGGGTGGTGACGGGCACCGGCGGGATGGTATTCGAGAACGTTGAGCTGCGCGAGATCACGGATGAGGAGATTGCAGGATTTGACCGGCCGTTGCGCGGGATGGACTGGGGGTACTTCCCTGATCCGCTTTCGTTCGGGCTGATGCACTACGACCCGGCGCGGATGACGCTGTACATCTACGGCGAATTCAGAGCAAACCGGATGGGAAACCGGAAGGTGTACGACAAACTGCTGAAACTGGGGCTGATCGACCGGAAGGGGCTGATCATCGCTGACAGCGCGGAGCCGAAATCGGTGGCGGACTTCAGGGAGTACGGGGCGAACATCATCGGCGCGGAGAAGGGTCCGGACAGCGTGTATTATTCCATGAAATGGCTGCAGTCGCTGGTGAAGATCGTGATCGATCCGAAACGGGCGCCGTATCACGCCCAGGAGTTCACGGAATATGAGCTGGAGAAGGACAAGGACGGGAATTACATCAGCGCGTACCCGGACAAGAACAACCATGGGATCGATGACACGCGCTACGCGACGAATTTATTCTGGCGGCAGAGAGGTAAATGATGTTCGAGAAAATCCTGAATTGGATCAAAGGAGCGTTCAAGATGTTTTCAAGAGAGACGATAAAAAACAAGCTGGGTGTTGAGGTGGCGATCTCGACGGAGATGAGCACCGCGCTGGAGACCTGGGCGGCGATGTACAAGAACCAGGCGGAGTGGTTGAACGATTACGTGCAATCGATGAACCTACCGGCGGCGATCGCGGGTGAGCTGGCGAACCTGACGACGATCGAGCTGGAAGTGAAGGTTGATGGGGACAACGGCCGGGCGGCGTTTCTGCAGGGGCAGATCAACCAGGTGGTGCCAAAGCTGCGCGAGATGATCGAGTACGGCAACGCGAAGGGCGGATTGATGTTGAAGCCGTTCCCGAATGGCAAGGGGATCGACGTGGATTTCATCCAGGCGGACCAGTTCCTGCCGGTGGCGTTTGACGCGAACGGGAACATTACTTCCTGTGTGTTTGTGGACAGGCGGACACAGGGGAAAGATGTGTTCACGCGGTTGGAGTGGCACGAGTTTGACAGCAACAGCGCGGTGATCACCGTGCGCAACCTGGCGTTCAAGTCGAGCAGCCAGGGGGAGATCGGGTCACAGATCAACATGGAATCTTTTGAGCCATGGAAGGATCTGCAGCCGCTGGCGACGATCAGCAATGTGAAGGCGCCGCTGTACGGGTATTATCGCTTTCCGATGGCGAACAACATTGATCCAACCTCTCCCCTGGGAATCAGCTGCTACAGCCGGGCGGTGGATCTAATCAGACAGGCGGATGAGTTGTGGTCGAACCTGCTGTGGGAGTTCGAAAGCGGGAAGCGGGCAATCTTCGCGGACGTGCTGGCGTTTGACCGGGATGATGAAGGACGGGCGGTACTGCCAGACAAGCGGCTGTACCGGGCGCTGGCAAATTCAAGCGGGTCGATTGGGGAAGACGGGTTCTTTCATGAGTTCTCACCTGAGTTCAGAGAGGCGTCGATATTGAACGGGTTGGACGCGGTGCTGAAGAAAATCGAGTACAACTGCGGGCTGGCTTATGGGACGATCAGCGATCCGCAGGTGGAGAGCAAGACGGCGACGGAGATCAAGATCAGCAAGCAGCGGACCTACGCGACGGTGCGCGGGATGCAGAACGCGTTGGAGGCGGCGTTGAAGCAGCTGCTTTACGCGATGGATGTGTGGACGACACTGTACAAACTGGCGCCCGCCGGTGCGTATTCGATCATTTTCGATTTCGATGATTCGGTAGTGGTGGACAAGGATGTGCAGTTCCAGCAGGACATGCGCCTGGTGCAGAACGGGCTGATGGGCAAGGTGGAGTTCAGGATGCGGAACTTTGGGGAGGACGAGGAGACCGCGAAAAAGATGATCGCCCTGGTGAAAAATGAAGAGCCGCAAGAAGCGGACCTGTTCAAGGGGACGTAAACATGCCGTATGACCCGAACCAAGCACGCGTGCCGGCCGGGAACCCCAACGGCGGCGAGTGGACCGACGAGCAATTGCACACGATCGAAAACGCTGCCAGACGCGCTGCAGGACTGCCACCGGCGAGGGTGGAGTTCAGCGATGGGAACGCCGTGGACCTGATCCGCGGGATCAATGGTCTGCCACCGCACCTGAAGGGGTATGTGACCGTGTATTCGGAAGAAGAGTATCGAAAGATGGGGGCGAAGATCTACCTGACCGAGGATAAGTTGAGCGGCTTCGCGGTCAAACCGGACGGAGAGATGATCAGCGCGTTCTCTTTGGTAAGGGGGAGAGGAGATTCAATCGTAGATTGCGCTTTAGAAAGAGGTGCAACCCACCTGGATTGTTACGAGCATCCGACAACCCGCCATTTAGTTAAATTATATTCCGCAGCAGGTTTTGTTGAGACTAAACGACTGAAGTGGGATGATCAGTACGCGCCGGAAGGCTGGGATTACGAGAGGAATGACAACCCGGATGTGGTTTTTATGGAGCGAAAAGAAAACTGATGAAGAATCATTTTGGTGAAGTTTTTGATTTTTCTTCTGCTTCCATTTCACGCTTTAGCTGCGCGGATATTTGCAGGGATCTTTCAATTACTGCGTCAATTGTCTCAGGAGTCTCTCCTAAAACAGCCAGTAACTGCTCACGTTCCATGTTTACGCCTTGTTCTTTTGTGCCCATGGTATCCACCCGGAAAATGAAAAGAGAAATCTTGAATGGCTATCTTTGGAAGTTCTTGGGCTGCGTTTTTGCTTGTTTTTCTCGTTCTTCCCGTTGCTTGCGAAATATTTTAATGTTCTCAATAACACGGTCCAGCGTTTCAGGAGTTTCTCCTAAAACTGCGAGAAGCTGTTCCCGTTCCATGTTTTCGCCTTGTTCTTTTGTGCCCATAATTCCTCCTCGAACGCAAATAAACTATACCATAAAAACCCGAAGGCACGCAAGCCGGGTGGTTCAAGGGGGTGCAATTGCTGGCGTTTGATGAACTGGATACGCTGACAGAGCCGATCCTGGAGTTGTACGAGGTGTACATCCAATCGGTGCTGAACGAGATCGCGCGCAGGTTGCGCGGGATGAAGCTGACCAGCTCCACCGCGTGGATGATGCAGCGATTGACGGAGAGCGGGCTGATCTACGAGCACGCGCTGAAGGAGCTGGAAAAACTGACCGGGATCAGCGAGAAGGATCTGCGCCGGGCGTTCATCAAAGCGGGAGTGCGGGCAACCAGATTTGACGACACAGTTTACAAGGCGGCGGGATTGAAGCCGCTGCCATTGAACATGAGCCCGGCGATGACTCAGGTACTGGCAGCAGGATTACGGAAGACCGGCGGGGTGATGCGCAACCTGACGATGACCACAGCGCTGAGCGCGCAGAACCTGTTCATCGAGGCGGCGGACCTGGCGTACATGCAGGTGGCGAGCGGGGCGTTCGATTACATTTCAGCGCTACGGGACGCGGTGGAGCACGTTGCCAGGAAGGGTTTGACGGTGATCAGGTTCCCTGGGAGGAGCGAGCAGCTGGACGTGGCGATGCGGCGGGTGGTGCTGACGGGGATCGGGCAGACGACCGGGGAACTGCAGTTAACACGGGCGCAGGAAATGGGCATGAACCTGATGCAGGTGTCGGCGCACATCGGAGCCAGGAACGAGGGGACGGGTCCAATGAACCACGAGAGCTGGCAGGGGAAGGTGTACAGCATCGTGGGGAGCACACCGGAGTACCCTAACCTGGCAGAGGTGACCGGGCTGGGAACCGTTGTTGGGCTGCACGGCGTGAATTGCCGGCATTCGATGTATCCATTTTACGAGGGACTCTCGGAGAAGCTGTACACGCAGAAGGAACTGGACGAGTACGCGAATCAGAAAGTGGTGTACCAGGGGAAAGAGATGAGCGTGTACGAGGCAACGCAGCAGCAGCGGGCGATCGAGCGCAAGATCAGGGAGTGGAAGCGAAAAGCAGGCGCGCTGGAGGCGGCCGGGTTGGATCACGAGAGGGAGACGGCGAAGGTGCGCGAGTGGCAGGCCAGGATGCGGGAATTTGTGAAGGAGACGGGGTTGATCAGGCAGGGGGAGAGAGAGCAGGTATTTCTCGGTGACATACCAAAGAAAAGGGAAAAATATGGCTCAACGTCATCGGATTCTTTACTAGAATCTATACAGAATTTGAATTCGGATGGCGTTGTACCGTTGGGAGAAATAAACAGAGAAATAGTAGAGAACTGGACAGAAAACGTCGACGGAAACCTTTCGGTGGTACTGACAGGGAAGCAACGAGATCATTATTTAGAAAAACATCCTGAAATGAAGCAATTTGAAGGGAATTTGTCCTCTGTTGTGATAGATCCAGATGAAGTTCATCGAAACAGCCACGATCCGATGATGGCGATCTTTTATAAACAACATATCGACGATCTATATTTCCGCACTGCTGTTCTTATGCAAAGCGAACCAGGTGCGTTAAATCACTCGGTGCTTTCATACAGGTTTTCGAGAAAACGAACAGTTGTGGTTAATAGGAAAAATGGCAGGCAAGTGTGGAAAAAATAAAACCGCTTGGTGGGTCTGCCCTTTCCCACATACCCTTAGCTTTCGCTGTATCCGGGCGTAGATGACAGGTTCTCTACCTCAAGCGGTTTGAATTTAATTGTCTGGCTGGGCCACCAGTTCCAGCGTCTTCCTTGACTGGCCTTTTACGGACTCAGTGCGTGAGTGGTGATTCCTCACCTCAGACACTTATATTATAGCACGTTGTGTCAATAGTTCAAATCCAGTCAAGTGAAAAAGGTGGAACAAGAACCTCTGCCTGAATGGGATGGATCAGGATCACCAGTTTTCGGGTATGAATTTAAATTACTTTTCAGGGGAACTGATTATTAATGGTTCGTGAATCGTAGGTTGGCAATCATCGAAGAATGATTACTAGGCTTAATAAAAATTGTTCCCATAATTTCGTCAATATTGTTGTAATGATTAAGAGCGGCGTTAACATCTCCATCATAATAGAGCTTTGCCAGCCCTTCAATAGTGCGGCGAAATTTTGGATCTTTGATTTCATCAAATGAATTATACGTTTCTGTCATACAACTATTATACAACTTTTTGAGGTTGGTTGATTTTGAACCCACCCTAAGAGTTTTGAACTATACAAACATATTCTTAATAATTACACACATATCTGGCTAAATTACAAACATATTTCCAAAAATATAGCAAAATTGCATGGTTGTTTTATTCTCCGGCGGCCTTTATTCTAAGGGTGAGTATGGTACATCCGACTCACCCATTTCGTTATCCGGCAAACGTAAAAGCGCCGGGCGCCGCGTGACCCCGACCACGTTAAACGGGTAGGCGCGAGGAACCCCGCTGAGGGGAAGAAGGAGAACAGGTAATGAACAAGGAAGATCTGAAGAAGCTCGGGATTGAAGACGAAGATTTGATCCAGAAGGTGCTGATCGAGCACGGCAAGGGCATTGAGAAATTCAAGAGCGACCTGGCCGCGAAGCAGCAGGAGCTGGATGGTGTTGCGTCTCAATTGACAGAGGCAAGCAAGCAGATCGAGTCTTTCAAGGGCATGGACATCGAAGGCGTGAAGAAATCCGCTGACGAATGGAAAGCCAAGGCCGAGCAGGCAGCGCAGGACGCACAGGCGCAGGTGAGCAAGCTGAAGTTTGATCACGCGCTGGAATCCGCGCTGCGCGGGGCGAAGGCAAAAAACCCGGTGGCTGTGAGAGCACTGCTGAAGGAAACGGATCTGAAACTGGCTGAAGATGGGTCGATCGTGGGATTGACCGAGCAGCTGGAGAAGGTGAAGACGGAGAACGATTACCTGTTTGAGAGTGAAGATGCCAACCCGAAAATCGTGACGGGTGGCAATAAAACAACCACCAATACTGATCCAATCGTTTTCGCCGCACGGAAGGCGGCGGGGTTGGAAACCACAACATAAGGATAAACAAAAATGTCAAATTCAATTTCATTAGCAAGCAAGTTTCTCCCCATCCTGGACGAGATCTACAAGAAAGCCTCGTTGACTTCGCGGATGGACGCGATGACCAAACCGGTTGAATTCGGGGCGGCCAACGAAGTAAAGGTGTTCAAGACCTCGATGGTGGGACTTGGCACTTACAGCCGGGCGACAGGTTACCCTTCAGGTGATGTAACCGGCGCATGGGAAACCATGCAGCTGGCGGCCAGCCGCGGGCGCTCCTTCAGCATTGACCGCATGGACAACGAGGAGACCCTCGGTCAGGCGTTTGGTACGCTGGTGGGAGAGTTCATCCGCACCCAGGTGGTGCCAGAAGTAGATGCGTACCGCTTCGCGAAATACGCGGGGACCAGCGGGATCTCGACTGTGTCCGAGGCAGCTCTGACCACCGCCTCAGCTGTTCTGGCGGCTTTTGATGTGGCGATGACCCAGCTGGACAATGACGATGTTCCTGATGAGGGACGTATCCTGTACATCTCCAGCGCGATCTACGGCCTATTGAAGGCATCTGTTTCGCGCACGCTGGCGAACGAAACCGCTGCAGATCGCAGGGTGAAGGACCTGGACGGTGTTGAAGTGGTGGTTGTACCGCAGACGCGGTTCTACACCCAGGTGACACTGGACGCTGGATCAAGCTCCAACGCGGGCGGATTCAGCAAAACCGCCTCCACCGGACGTGACATCAACTTCCTGTTGGTACACCCGAGCGCTGTTTTGCAGCCGGTTAAGCACAGCATGCCGAAAATCTTCAGCCCGGATGAGAACCAGACCGCGGACGCCTGGTTGTTCCAGTACCGCCTGTACCATGACGCGTTTGTGTATGAGAACAAGGTGGACGGGATCTACCTGCACAAGAAGAACAGCTAACCTGCTGTGATCATATTGGTTAAAAGCCGGGGCGTTAATACCCCGGCATAGATCAGAAAGAGGAACAATATGCCTGCTTTAAAACCAATCCAAATATCCGGTTGGCTGAAGGATGTGAATGACAATTTTGACACGTTGGAGCCCCTGATGAGCGGCGACCTTGCCGCTGGCGGGCTGGGCGTGCTGCGCGTGGCGCGATTCGTGTACGACACAGCCGAACTAGATTCAGCCGGTGCTGCCAACACTGCCGTCGGAGCGCACGGCACCGGGGTCACGTTGCCAGCGCACGCGATCATCGTGGGCGGGTTCTTCGATGTTAACACCGCGTTCACGAGCTCAGCCTCGGGGCAGCTGGCAATTTCCGTGCAAGGAGCGAACGATATCCAGTCCGCGGCCGCGGTCTCAGGCGCGCCGTTCTCGACCATCGGCCGCAAGGCGATCGTACCCAAGGCGAACACGCCGGAATCCACAAGTGTGAAGACTACCGCGGCAAAGGAGATCACCTGTACCGTTTCTGTTGGCGCGCTGACGGCCGGCAAGCTGACCGGGTACCTGTACTACGTGGAGGGCGTCGTTTCGGCGTAACGCTCATGGCACAGGTTTATGGGACAGACTGGCAATCGAAACTGAACGCGAACCTGCCGGATGGCGGGAAGCACGTTGCTATTGCTGGAGATGATTCGGCGAACAAGGTTGATATCACCACGGAAAAACCGGAGGCGACCGGGTTCATGGTGCAGGTGTTTTGAGCGGGTGTGAACATTGGGCTGGACGTGAAGTCGTCACTGGCAAATGGTGTGCTGACCGTTGAGGACGGCTCGACGTACAAGATCACGACAGATGATGTGATCTACTGGATGGTTTTCTGAGGAGTGATCAAATGAAAATGGTAAAGATCAACAAAGGAGGGATCACAATGAGCGTGCCTGAGGCGGACGTTGATTTCTACAAACGGGCCGGGTACGAGATGGTGGAACCGGAAAAACCCGGACCAGAACCTGAGATTGCTGAAAAATCAAACCTTCTGCCGGTGGAAGAAAAAGCACCACGGTCCAGAAAAGCCAAGATCGTTGACAAAGAATAAGGATTGAGCTATGGCAGCATACGCGGACTACACGTTCTACACGACGACGTACCTGGGTACTGCCATAGCCAGCGCTGATTTTGCGCGGCTGGCGCTGCGGGCAAGCCAGGTGATAGACCAGGTGACTTTCAACCGGGCAGCTGCGGTGGTTACAGCGGACGAAGACGCGGACACGATCGAGTTGATCCAGATGGCGACGTGCGCCGTGGCGGAAGAGATTCAATCGCAGGAGAGCAGCGGAAACATCGATGGTGTGACGAGCGAACGGGTCGGGAGTTACTCTGTGACCTACGGAGCGAACGCCAGGGCGATGTTGAGCAACGAGGAAAAGCAGGAACGCGCTGCGCGGCTGTACCTGGCTCAGACTGGGTTGATGTACCGGGGGTTCAGGGATGAGGAATAATTCCGACATCACCCTCTACAACAAGTACATTGACGCGGCGACGCGGGCGGAGAAGTACCAGCGGACGCAGATCAGCGGCGTATTGTGGGAAAACCGCAAGGCGGCCAACGTGATCGCCAGCGGAGGGAACATGGCGGCCAACCAGGCAAACATTTACATCCCTTACGCGCGCGGAGCGGCTTACAAGGATCCGGTGACGTGGCAGGCGCTGGTGACGAAGACGGGTTACTGGACGCTGCAGGATGGCGATGTGGTGGTGCGCGGGCTGGTGAGCGATTCAATCACCACGAGTTTCACGATCACAGACCTGAAAGCGAAGTACTCTGACACGTTGACGATCAGGAGCGTGGACACGATGGACATGGGCAGCGTTGGAATGAGCCACTGGCAGATCGGAGCTTCATAATGGCGTACCCGGTGATCGAGACCCCACGCGGGAAGATCGTGGTGACGGCGAACGGCAAAGCGCAGCTGAGCTGGAATACCAACTTTAAACAGAAATGGTTGAAAAGGTACAGCGCGGCGCAGATCTTCGTGGACTCTGAAGTTTTGAGACTGTGCGAGCCGCTGATCCCGCTTCGTACAGGAATGTTGATCAAATCAGGCATTCTTGGAACTCGGGTGGGCAGCGGTCTGGTGCAATGGATCGCGCCGTATGCCAAAGCGCAGTATTACATGGCTCGGAAGAAAGGCAGCCAGACTGGTCCGCAGCGCGGGCCGTTCTGGTTCGAGCGCTGGAAAACAGCCCATGTGCATACTGTGTTGGCAGGTGCGCGCCGGATCGCCGGTGGAGGCAAGAAATGAGCCTGATCAGCGCGTTGAGAACGTACCTGGCGGCATACTCCGGGTTGAAGAGCGGCGCGCCGCTGTGGGTGGATTACCTGGGCAGCGATCCGACGCAGTACGCGGTGGCACCGCTAGCCGGCGGGAAGATCGTGGAGAGCTACATCGACGGCAGCTCGCTGAGGGAGTTCCCGTTCGCTTTTCAATCGATGGAGAGCACGGCGGATGACCTGGAACGGCTGGAGAATAACGGGTTTTTTGAGACTTTCGCGGACTGGCTGGAAAGCCAGACAGACGCGGGATTATTCCCATCACTGGGAGCGGGTAAGACCCCTGAGCTGATCGAAGCGACCGGATGGGGTTATCTTTTTGAACAGGGCGAATCGGAAACCGGTATTTACCAGGTGAATTGCCGGCTCGTTTACAAACAAAATTTGGAGTGAAACATGGCAAAAATCAAGCGTTCTGAGGTAATGACCTTCATGAATACCACACCGCTGGCAGCTGCTACCTACAAGCTGATCGGTGACGGCGTGACCACGGGTGCGATCGAGTACAACCCGAAGACGACCGAGGAAACTTACATCCATGAAGACAGCGCCACCATCAGCGTGGAATCATACGCGCCAAGCCTGCCGGTTGAAGCGATCGCCGTGAGCGGGGATGAGGTGTTTGAGTTCATCGACGCGCTGCGGGTGGCCAGAGCGGTGCTGGATGACGCGGAGACGGATATCGTCAATGTGTGGGCGTATGAATCAGGCGGTCCGACGGCGTACCCGGCGGAGAAGCAGAATGTATCCATCCAGATCGATGAATTCGGCGGGGATGGCGGTCAATCGGTAAAGATCAACTACACGATCAACTTCATTGGTGATCCGGTGCCAGGAACCTTCAACGCCAACACCAGCGCATTCACACCAAGCTAAACAGGAGGGCTGAATGGCCAAGATCAAACGAAGTCAGTTCAGGTCCTTCCTGAACACGGGTTCGATCGGCACGCCGACCTGGTCTTTGGTGGGGGACGGTGTGACCACTGGAGCGATTGAATATAACCCGAAAACGAGCGAAGAGACGTACATCCATGAGGACAGCGCGACGATCTCAGTGGAGTCTTACGCACCAACCATGCCGCTGGAATCAACAGCAGTTGCGGGGGACGCGGTGTTCGAGTACATCGATACGCTGCGAAAATCGCGGGCAGTGCTCAGCCTGGCAGAAGCCGAGGTGGTGAACGTGTGGCTGTACAAAGCGGCGATCGGCGGATTCTACCCGGCTGAAAGGCAGGGCGTGAGCCTGCAGGTGGACGAATTCGGCGGTGACGGCGGCGCGGCTGCCAAGTTGAATTACACGGTGAATTTCGTGGGTGAGCCGACGCTGGGCAGGTACAACCCGACACTGGGGAGTTTCTCAGAGTTGAACGCACCGGCGGCGAACACATTGACCAGCCTGACGCTGGGCTCGGGAACGTTGGCGCCGTTGTTCGCGGCGGACAAATCGAACCTGTTCTACACCACGAGCATCGCGGCTGCGACGGTGACGATCGCATCTGTGTTGTCTGGGGCGACGATCGTGCAGAAATGCAACGGCGTGGCTGTCAACCAGGGCGCGGCTGGATCCCTGGTGCTGGGTGAGAACACAATCTCGATCGAGGTGACGGTTGGCGCAGTGACCGTGATCTACTACATCAAGGCGACGAGGACAGTGTAATGGACAGCATTCGAATTGACAGCGGCGTAAAGCGCATCGCGGTGAACAGTGATGAAACGCGGGTGATCGAGTTCAACCCGGAGGACATCGTGTTCGTGGAGAAGTTCTACGGGCTGATCAAACAGTTCGAGGCGAAAGAAGCGGAGTTCCGGCAGCGCGCGGAGGAGATCGGCGCTAACGAAGGCGTTGACGAGCTGGGCATTCCGGTAAACACGGTGGAGAGTATCCGGCTGGCGCTGGAGCTGTGTGATTACCTGAGAGGGCAGATCGACGCGGTGTTCGGGGCGGGCACGTCTCAGAAGGCATTTGGCGAGGCAAAGACGCTGAACATGTTCGAGCAGTTCTTTGAGGGCATCACGCCGTTCATCCAGGGCACGCGCAAAGAGAAGATGGAGAAGTATCGGAAGGTGAAAAACGAGTGAACATCCTGGTCGACAGGCTGCCCACGACATTGAAGGTGAACGGGCAGGAGTACCGGATCGACAGTGATTTTCGGACGTGTTTGAGGATCATGCTGGCGTTCCAGGACGCGGAGCTGGCTGGTTTTGAGAAAAGCGTGATCTTTTTTGAGAACCTGTTCATTGATAAACCGGAAGACGTGAAAGCGGCGCTGGAAAATGGCAGCTGGTTCCTGAACGGCGGGAAGGCTGAAAAGGATGAGGATGAAGGTCCGCGGGTGTTCGGGTGGAACAAAGACGCGAATTTGATCTTCGCGGCGTTCCAGCAGACGCACGGAATCGACCTGGAAGCGGTCGAATACATGCACTGGTGGAAGTTCCTGGCGCTGTTCATGGACCTGGGATCTGAAACGGCGTTCTGCAACCTGGTAGGGATGCGCAAACGGGTGAAGACCGGGAAGGCGAGCAAAGAAGAGCGACAAATGGCCAGGGAGATGGGGGACGCGTTCATCGTGGAGGAGATCGACGACCGCACGGTGGAAGAACGGGAAGCGGAGCGGGCGTTTCTGGCGATGGTGAGAGGAAGGAAGGCTGACAATGGCAGCGTATGACGGAACAGTACGAATTGACACCAGGATCGACGAGAAGGGATTCAACAAGGGAATCAGCGGGATCGGTAATTCACTAAAGAACGTCAGCAAAGCGTTTGGCAATTTTAAAACTGCAACCAAAACCATGAGTTCATTCAAGGGTATTATGACCGCTGCAGGAGCAGGTGTTAAGGTTCTCGTGGCCGGTCTCGGAGCGGTGGCGACCGTTGCCGGAGCAGTGGCACTGGGATTGGTTGCACTGGTAGGAGCGGTCGTGGGTGTGGCAGCAGCTGGCTACCGGTGGCTGGAAAACTACACCAATAAACTAGCGCAATCGATGAGCAAGACATCGTACATGTACAACGAGGTGATGAACCTGAAGACGGCATTTAACAACGTGCGTGAATCCGCCAAGACGATGTTGTCGCCGCTGTTGATCGCGGCGATGCCGATCATCATGAAGGTGACGAGCTGGTTAATGCGTATGTTCCAGGTGATCCAGATGATCATCGCGGCGCTGCTGGGGCAGAAGACCGTGATGCAGTACGTGGCGGGAAGCGCTGAAGCGGCGGAAGAAGCGACCGGAGGGATGGCCGATAACACCAAGAAATCCGGTGAAGCGGCAAAGGGCGCGCTGGCCGCGTTTGATGAGCTGAACGTGCTGCAGCAACCGGAGGAAGAGCAACCGGAAAGCGGTGGAGGCGGCGGCGGTGCAGGGGGCGGCGGGGGTATGGGTGAGTTCGTCGATAAAGATATTGATTCTAAGATCCTGGATACTGTTGCGAAGATCAAGAAATGGTTCAGCGACGCGTGGGATTGGGTCAAGAAAGCAGCTGATATTGCGTGGGAGGCAATCGTCATTGGCGCGACCTGGTTATGGGACAACGTTTTGGGTCCGGTATGGAAGTGGGTAAAACAAGCCGCCATCGACGCGTGGGGTTGGGTATCGAAAGCCGCGAGCAACGCATGGGACTGGATCGTAGAAAAATGGGGCGCCCTGAAAGAATGGTTCAAAACCAAAGTATGGGATCCACTGGTTGAGCAGTTCAAATTTGCCTGGGAGTTCAACAAGACACTTGCACATAACGCCTGGGCGACCATCAAATACATCTGGGGGATCGCCTGGAAATGGTTCAAGGAAACTGTGGTTGATCCAATCGTGAACGGTTTCACAAACATCTGGACCAGCATCAAGACCGGATTCTCTTCCGCGTGGACTTTCATCAAGCTGATCTGGGGCATTGCCTGGACATGGTTTGAGACGAATGTGGTTGATCCGATTAAGATCGGATTCGGCGCTGCATGGCTGACGATCAAGAAAGGGTTCGAGACAGCCTGGACTGGAATCAAAGATTTTGCCAAGGGGATCATCAATTCAATTATTGACCTGATCAACTCGATGATCGCCGGAGTTGTATCCGGTATCAATACCATTATTACCGCTTCAAATCGCTTTGGTGAGCGGGTTCCTGGGTGGAAGATCATTCCAGAGCTTTCCGCTCCACAGATCCCGCGGCTGGCGACAGGGGCGGTGATTCCTCCAAACGCTGAATTTTTGGCGATGCTGGGGGATCAACGCCATGGGACGAACATTGAAGCACCCGAGGACCTGATCCGGCAGATCGTGAGAGAGGAAACCAGCGGCGGCGGACAAGGTGTGACGATCAACTTCGCGGGGAACATGGGGGCGCTGGTGCGGGCGATGAAGCCGTACATCGATAAGGAAAATAGCAGGATCGGGCGCAGCCTGGTGAAAGCGGGAACGGCATGAGTACACCTCCGATCACGATCGACGGGGTGACGTACAACGTGCCGGTGATGAGCATCAAGCGCAACGCTGATTTTCTGGACAAGTTTGCGGAACGCACGGCGGATGGTAAGTTACACCGTGAGATCATCGGGGTGTATTTCAATTACAAATTACAGTTCGGCCAGGCGAGCATGGCGGATTACGCGGCTTTGTGGGATAAGTTGACCGAACCGGTGGAGTTTCACACGGTGGTGATCCCGGATGAGGACGGTGACCTGACCTTCACGGCGTATTTTTCGAATGTGGGAGATGAGCTGGTGCGGGTGAAGGGGGCGAGCAGGTACTGGAAGAACCTGACGGCGAATTTTACCGCGCAGGAGCCGGCGCGTTCATGACCACTACAACTCCTATTATCAGAATGAATATTGGAGGTGCTCCTGAAGAATTCAGAAGAGAAGAAGTGATTAGTGCTTCGATGGTTCTTCAAGTAGATCCTACAAGCGCTGAGCTGATAGCTAGTGAAGTTGAGTTCACCATCTTCTCAACTGACCCGAAGTACTCGATCTTTTCTGATGGAACCTATTTCTCAGCACTTTCGAAACGTCAACCAGTACTGATTTATGAGCAGGTTGGGACTGCTGAGATCTTCCTGGGGAGATTCTTCCTTGAAGACTGGAAGGCCGAGAATGAGAATCAGTTCTGGTTCAAGGGTTATGACCTCATTGGATCTCTTGATTATGTCAAGTTTGATGGAAGGTTCTGGTCAAGTGATACTACATTCGCAGAAGTGGTTGCAATTATCCTCGAGAACCTAGGAATCGATTATGTGATTTTAAATGGAGTAGGAACTACTCCTCTTCGAGGTTGGCTCCCCCCTTCAACAGTTCGCGAAGCTCTTCAGCAAGCTTGCTTCGCTGCTGGAGCCATGATTCTTTCTAGCCGAGATCAACTAGAGATCGGGGCTTCCAGGTTCGTTGTAGATCTTCCAGCTGCTTCTTTTCTCATTGATGATGCACGAAAGAAGAACCAGGAAGAGCTTGAGCTTCTCCCCCTGGTTACGAAGATCTCACTAGTCTCACATGAGTACAGCCAGGGGACAGACTTAGTTACAATCTTCGATCAGACCTTGGCTCCCGGAAATTACAAGATCGTCTTTGAGGAACCCTACTACGATGTAACTGCCACCGGGGCTGGAGCCACTGTTGAAGATATAACTACTGAAGATGGAGTTTCACTCACTACTGAAGATGGGATCACCTTGGTAATTGAGCAGGAGTTTGTCTTTGGACCTAACTACGTCTACCTTTCAGTCGAGAGTCCAGGGGGAGCAGTTCTGATCCAGGGATACCCATGGGTAGATTCTCAACAGGTTCACCTCTATGATGCTGCTCTAGGAGAGAACGTCAAGGAAAATCAACTAGAGATCAAAGATGCTACTTTGATCTCTCCATCGAATGCACAAGATGTCCTGGACCATCTTGTTGATTACTACTCTCAGCGATACCGCCAGAAGATCACTCTCCTAGAGCTTCAGTTCCCTACTCGCTACTATGGAGATCCCCCGGCTTACGGTGATGGTTTGTATGAAGGTCCAGGTGATGCTGCGATCAACGTAGGGGAGATTCTGGAATCTTCAACCTTCAAGAGTAAGAGTATCCTCGGAGTGATTGAGAAGCTCGAGATAGATCTCACCGGGGGTTTCTTGATTGACATAGAAAACATAGGAGTGGAGGACTAAATGCCTATCAAAATTGCTTCATTAGCGGAGCTTGCTGCAGCCCCTGCTGCGGGAGATCTCCTTGTTATTGTAGATATCTCTGAGCCCCTAGAGGCTAACAAGACCAAGAAGATCCAGACCCAGAATCTGTTTGGTGGGTTGATTACAACTCTCACGACACACACAAACCAGATCGCAGCTCTTCAAGGTCCACCTAGAGTCAGGCTTACTGTTACGACAGATTTTGCTTCATCCACTACCATTGCAAATATCAGTTGGGAGACAGAGGTATTCGACACTGATACGATGTTCAGTTCGGCAAATCCCGCTAGAGTGACCTTCACTACCGCAGGGTTATATTTCGTCTCGTTACAAGTAGTCTTCTCATCCGGGACGGAGTTGAGCTACAGACATGCTGGTATGTATTTGAATGGGAATACAGGCAGTCTGATCGCAGGAATGACTTTGCCGGCTATTACCTCTACTGTGATCCCCATCAACGTCGGGACGATATACCCATTCACTGCTGGACAGTACCTAACTGCAAAAGTGCAGAGCGGAGAGGCCGAGAACATAGCCGATTGCATGTTTTCAGCCGTGAGGATCTCAGATTAGGAGAAACTATGACTACTTCTTACCCAGGAGGGATCGATTCCTACACTACTAAAGTGAACGGAGTCGACACCCCAGATGCTGCTCACATCAACAATCTTCAGGATGCTATTGCAGCCATCGAGACAGAACTTGGGACAGATCCAGCTGGTGCTGTTGCTACTGTCTCTGCTAGAATCGCTGCTTTGGAAGGTGGTGATACTGAGAGGGTTCGTTCAGTCATCATACAGCCCCAGGCGATCTTCACGGTTCGTCCCCAGATTCCCCTGTTCAGAGCTGATGCTGCTCTGACCATCACACGGATTCACATTCATTGTAACGATACTACACCCACGTCTGAATTGGCGGGTGATTTGAAGTTCGCCGATGACGCAGCGGCATTTGCAAACGCAGTCGTGATTGACATCTGCGACACGAGCGGCGGAGTTAGGACTATCACTACCGGATTTGATGATGCTACTGTTCCCAGTGGCAAGTATGTTTACTTCCAGATGGATGCGGCTCCGCACGATGATATCTCTGAAATCTACCTTGAGGTATTTTACACCTATGATTAATCCGGGCTTGTATCAGATGGTTGGTTATTGGGCGATGGAAGGCGCGGACAGCGCGAATGAGCCGCCCTTGTTTGGCAACATAACCCTGAATAACTATAACTCAGTAGGCACTGCGATTGGGAAGATCAACAACGGCAGAGACTTCGAAAAGGGGCAGTCAGACTACTTCATCTCATCTGGTGTACCACAAATCGGTACAGGGGATCTAACAGTGGGCTTCTGGTGGAAGCCTGAAGCAGTTGATGGTGTAAGGCAGGTTTATTTCAACTTCGGCGGTACTGGTGGATTTCGATTCAGGGTAGACACTACCAATAAGGTGGATTTCGCTATCCATGATGGGAGTGTCTATAATACGGTTGCGTGGGGAAGTGTTTTGGTTACCGGGACCTGGTATTACATTGTTGGCTGGCATGATTCCGTAGGGAAAAAAATCTACTTGAACATCAACGAGGGGACACCCGTAAACTTGGCTCATACAACCGGCATGGGTGCGGTTACGGAAAATATGTACGTTGGGCAATCAGCAGTCGGCACCTACTTTTCAGATGGCGTAATGGACGAATTGTTCATCTACCGCAGGTTGCTTTCAGCATATGAGCGCAGTTGGTTTTATAACAGTGGCAACGGCAGAAGTTTTTCTCAACTCATGAAAGGACAAGTCATTCTCTTATGACCTCATTTGTGAATTTCGTCGTGCGTTTATTCGACATCAGCCATCACCAGGATGACTACGATACACCGTATAAACCCATTTTCAGGCTGATGATCGAAGCCGGGTTCCTGGGCGTGATGATCCGCGTGGGGTGGGGGCTGGTGATCGACCGGATGTTCGCGTACTTCTGGAAGCTGGCGAAGGGCGCGCTGGAACGGATGCCGTACTGGTACCTGGATTACTACTCGCACAAGGGAAAGATGAGCGCGGAGGAATGGGGCGCGGAGCAGGCGGAACAGTGTTGGGATGCGCTGAAAGGCGACCCAGGCGAGATGAGGCTAGCGCTGGACTGCGAAGAGTTCGGCGGGGCGTGGCGGATCAATTACCTAAACCGGTGGGATTACCAGGCAGTGATGCGCGGATTTTTGAAACGCTGGAATGAACTCAGCGGGGCGTACCCGGTGATCTACTCATCTCCTGGGTTCATGTGGGTGTTCGAAGCGTGGGTGCTGGAGCTGGATCTGTGGATGGCGCTTTACAATCGCAACATCAGCAAAGAGCGGGCCGTGGAGTACGCACGGGAGAAAGGCTGGAAGGGAAGGATCCTGTTCTGGCAGTACACGTCTGACGGGGATGTGAACGATGATGGTGTACCGGATGGGCGCCGGATGGGGTTTGAGACGGAGGCGCTTGATCTGAACGTGTGGATGGAGGACAGTATTGAAACCTTTTCAGCTTACTGCAACGGGATCGCTATTCCACCAGTGACGCCGCCAGTGACAGAAGATGAAACCAACAAGGATGTGAAACTGGACGGTATTGTTTTATTCTCTCAACGGGATGAAAAATGGAGAAATGACAGACTGGGTAAAAGTGCCTCCACTGTTGGCGGGTATGGGTGCCTCATCACATGCGCAGCTTCTTTGCTGTGCTACTTCGGCAACAGTATCGATCCGGGACGTTTGAACAAGTTACTGACGGAAAAAGGATTGTATTACAACGGAAACCTGTTCCAGTGGGATTCGCTCGATGGCCTGTACGATGTGAAAATTGATTGGACGAACTTCATCGATTGTGCAACCGTCCCTGCACCACTTGACAAAATTGATGCTCTGCTGGGTGAGAAACGTCCCGTCATTGTTAAAGTTGATTTCGATACGAATGACGATGACATTGACCAGCACTGGGTGATGATCTTCGGGAAACGGGGCAATGACTACATCATCCTGGATCCGTGGGATGGCAAGGAAAAGACATTCAGGGGTACTTACGGCGATCCATCAAAATACATTTTCAGGATTGCTTCATGGCGCGGTGTAGTGCCGGATTCACCAGCTATTCCAGAAGAACTTCCTGCTGGAACTTATGAGGTGATTGCTGTCAGCGGGCTGAACATCCGCGATGTACCGATCGGGCAGGCGGGCAGCCAGGTGATCGGATGGATGGCGAAGGGCACTCGGGTGAATCCCATTGAGGTGGTGCAGGTTGGGAATGACATTTGGGCGCGCGTGGATGAGTGGAAGTGCGCGGCGGTGAAGTATAACGGCGTGGAGTTTATGAAGTGAGGTTGTAAGGTGATTGGACAGCACCTTGTTGACAAAATCATCTATAATATTAGAAGTAAATACATTATGCGGGATAATTTCATTGATGATAGAAGCCGACCTTTCTGTAAAAGACCCGCGTGGAGCAGATGTATTTTGTTCAGGCTTTGACCTACAATGGTATTTGCATGGTAAGCATCCTGAGAATGATGGAGTTATCACCCGCCAACATGTTGAGTTGACAGTAAGTCAACCAGATGATCTTCAAATATTCGTGGATGAAAAAAGACCCCATCGGTGTTATTATTACAGACACTTTTCAAAAAAAGGACCAGCAGTTAAGGTCGTCGTTGATTTTCGTGACGAAACCAAAGGAACAATAAAAACGATTTACCCCTGTTCCAATCAACCAAAAGGAGAGCGAGTTTTATGGTCACCAAGACTAGCAGAGAAACGAAAATAAATTTCGATTGTTCGCTGCTTCAAAAAATGGTCGATGGGGATTTGGATTCTTTTTATTTGATGTATGATGATACTGCAGATGAATTGGTTGTGAAATTCATCGAACCAAAAAATCCAACCTCATATATTTCATCAGATGAAAACTTGTCCATTATTGTGGATCCAGTGGCTAAATGCGTTGTTGGTCTTTCTTTCATGAACTTTGCAGAGGAATTTCTCGCGGAACCCATTGCTCGCGAGCAATGGAAAGCCCCGCTCAAAATTCTCAAGCGGAAGTATGTAAAGATCCTTTCAGAAAGGAAAGAAAAGCAGATCTTTACGCTGTACAACGACTTTCTGCAAACATTAGGACCATTTCCAATGGAAAAGTGTTTCGCCTAAAATTGATCAACCGCCCGAAAAGGGCGGTTGTGTTTTTTTAGTTTGATGATTTACCTGGTAATGTCCTTCATCGCAGACTCTACCAAAACCCGAAACATAATTTCAAAGACATTCGCTCCGACTTTACCCAGTAGTTCCTTTGTTTCATTCCACCGAGTGTTGTCTTTTGCGGCTTCGAGGAATTCACATCCCTTCCATGTCAAGGATGTTACAGAATAAGGAGATATTCTACCTACAAAACCATTATCCGTCCTGATCAACCCCGCATCACTTAACAGAAAAATGTGATAATTAATTTCTTCTTCAGATCGCCCTGGTATACTTATCCGTCCAGTAAAAGGAAACCGTTGAAAAGATTCGACCTTCAACAGTATTTCCCGAATAAAGTCCATATCCCTTTTCATAATTCATTCTCCTTTTGGAATTACACCAGCGTGGGCTGGTCGCCCTTGCGCTTCTGCTGTTTCGGTGCGCGTTTGTAGGTGACGTTGACCTGGTGGACGGGTGGCATGTCGATTTTTTTGCCTTCGAGCAGCTCACGTACGGTGAGGATCTGCAGCTTGGGATGCACGCCCCAGGGGGAGGTGTATGATCCACCCGACGCGGCTTCAGCGCGCATGGGCTTGGTGGGTTCCTCCATGGTGATGAGCACGCCGATGGCGGCGTTGTCGCGGTCGATGACACCGTGCAGATCGCGGACATGGGAAGCGTTGGTGCCGCCGGCTTTGACCGAAAAGATGACCTGTTTGGTCTCGCCGCCGTCCTTCTCGTGGAAGTAAAGCCGTCCGTCGATGCCCTTGTCCGCGCCTTTCTTCTGCTCGATGGGACGCGCGCCGACCAGACCGAGCGCCCACCACTGAAACTGGTAGGGGTCGGACTGGGCAAGCTCGGCTGCATCCTCAACAGTTGTAGGTTCGCCGATAACGTTGAAGTTGGGGTCCGGTTCGAAGGTTTCAATCAGGCGGCGCTTCATGACGGTGATGGCGACGTGGGTGATGTCAATACCGATCCAGACCCGGCCGAGCTTTTGCGCAGCGACAACGGCGGTGCCGCAGCCGCAGAAGGGATCGAGGACCAGATCGCCGGGGTTGGAGGACGCCTGGATGATGCGCTCGAGGAGGGCGAGGGGTTTTTGGGTTGGGTAACCCATTCTCTCTTTTGCTGAAGAAGAAATAATTGGGATGGTCCAAACATCTGAAAGGGCTTTCCCTCCTTCGATTATTTCACTGATCTTTCGCAACTTATTTTTGGAGTGACCTTTTCCACCAGGCATCCAAATCCACTCTTCCCCATTTTCATCAACATGGATTGCTTGTTTCCTACTCTTTATTAAGTCCTCTTTTGTCCATTCTGTTTTAGGCATATTGAAAAAGGATTCCTTGCTTTTCGCATAAAACAAAATGATATCGTGTTTACGATTAAAGAATTTCGGGAGATCCATCATTCTGAATGTATAGTCCCAAATGATTTCATTTCGATAATTTTCGACTCCAAAAATGCTATCCATGATGATCTTCAAGTAATGGCTGGCGGTCGGGTCGCAGTGCAGATAGATGCTGCCGGTGGGTTTGAGCACGCGGCGCAGCTCGATGAGGCGGATGGCCATCATGGAAAGGTAAGCCAGCATGTCTGTATCGCCCAGCATCTGGCGCATGGCGATGATCGCCTGGCTGATCTTCTCACCGCGCTCGGCCACCTCCTGGTACGCAGCGGCGGCTGCCTGGTCCCAATGCCAGGTGTCCTCAAATGCCTGAAATTGCGCGGCGGACTTGGATCCGTCGTGCTCCTCGAAAAGCATGTTGTAGGTAGCTTTGCTGTTGAATGGCGGGTCGAGGTAGACGAGGTCGACGGTTTCATCCGGCACGTAGCGGCGCAGGATGTCGAGGTTGTCACCGTAGTAGAGTGTGTTCATGGGACCTCACAAGAAAGGAGCAGATAATGGAAAGAGCGGTTAAAAATCACGGGAAGCGCAAGATCATTTGTGAAATGGAAATCAGGTACGTGCCTGTCCCGCCTGAAGAGCTGCAAGTTTGGAGGAGAGGGATTTGCAGGATGTACGACGAATTGGATGAAATGATACAACGAGATAGGATGAAAAAAGAATTGTTGGAATTGCCACCAGAAACCTCACAGGGAACCACGGGCGATTAGGTTAATTGTACAGGGAAAATGGAAAGAGCAGCGCGAAACCTGGTCACCAAGAGACGAGGGTTTCGTGTAATATTTGTGCGTAATTGTGGAGTCTGGGTGGAGGCACTACAGTCGCAAAATAACCACCTAACCGGGTGGTTATTGGTTTAAAACCGGATCTCGCTACACTCAAGAATCTCCGTGGAGGCACAACAAAAACGCCTCCCGGCGGTTTTATTTGTATAATTAATAGCGAGCTGCGGGTATTCTGCTCATTAATTGGATTGTAAGTCTTGGAGTATTATCCAATTAATTGTATGATGATTGGACTTCAATAAAATCCAACCTCAGAGGAACAATGGCAAGAAACGAAACACCAAAATTGCGTAATGTTCGACGTAAGATCGCCGAGGAGATCTTTCACCTGGTATATTCCAAAGAGGATAAGAATTTTAAACAAGCAAAAATCGAAGCGATCGATCATTGGATGGCTGAAATGGGTTTCTTAGGTAATGAAACCCCTACTGAGCTAGCCAGGGAATGGCAGGAATTTACAAAACCTGAATAG